TTAATTCGCTGGCACCGCAACTTCTACGCGGCGCGGACGTTCACCATCGCGTCCTGGCACCAGAACTACAACGATACACATAGGTTTACCATTTTGCACGGTTGGTGTTGCCTTGGCCAGTTGCCCACCCTGCGAGGCCGCAACTTTTTCTCCCACGGAAGCGCAATCGCCGGAAGCGTTGACCAAGAAACGAGGCTTCTCCGGCGTCCCGATCGGCATCGCGCCAACGCTCATCGGCAACAATCCGACGCAGATTGTGAGAAGTGCAAAAAATCTCAAAGCAGGGTTCTTTTTCATCATGCTGCCCATATAGCGCCTCGCAGCTGAACCATGCATGAACGATACATTCCGCTTACAGGCACGAAAGTTTAGCTTTATCAGAATTGCTAAGTCCACAGACCGGACCAGCAATATCCAGACCATTTGGGGAAGACCAGTCCGTTTCGTTCAATTTGGCTAATCTGCCCCATGGTGAATCCCCTATCACAATTTGTAATTTTATGAAATACGTGAATTCGCCGCAACTCGTCCTAAAATAGTGACCAGTCCTGCAATGGCTGTAGCAAGTTGTAATAATAGTTCGGTTAGTTCGCCCTGATCAATCGTATCGCTGGCAAATCCAAATGCTCCGGCAAGCGAAAGCACAAGGGTAACCAAGCCCGCCCATACTGTTCGAGAGAGATACCAAGGTTTGTTGTCCTGCATTAACTTTCCTTTCAGTTCATCAATTGGTCGCTTATGACGAGACTAGCCGGATCGCCTGCACCCACTTTCGCGCTGATCATTGCAACACGTATTTCGAACGCTTGATTGCCCACCTCCATATTCCGGTCTGCTTGCGAATAATTCCATCTTGGAACCGAAACATTCTCTTGTCGTATGCGTGTTCCAGATTGCCATATCTCAACCTGATAGGCTTCTTGCTCCTCACCAAGCGGTATATCTTCGCCCAGCCAATTATCCGCATCAATCCGACCTCGCCTGATCCAGCTCACAGCTAGATCGCCGGTTGGCAAGGCTTCGGCTTTCAAATGAACCGGACTTAATGGCCGCAATGCTCGCAATCCGCCGCTGAATTCTATTGTATCGAAATATTCATCCGAAAAGGATTTACCCGCGGTTCCAATCCTCCAATTCAGTTGCAGGCCAATTTCAGATGATTGCAGCCCCACACTGGTCACCGAAGCATCTATCAGGATGAAGGGCGTGCCCGCTGGTTTCTCCGAAAGGGCTGCCAATTCAGTGCCAAGCTGGCCCCGCAGCAATCCGCTGATCCGCCACTCATCCAGCCCGATTTCTTCCGCATTCAAGAATTGGAAAACTTCCCAATCTCCTTCCGGTGATCGTAGCAAAGCTGCGTTGGCCCCGTTGAAAAGCTGTGCCATAGATTGTGGTCGCAATTCACCCGAATAAAGCCCCAGATCAACACTTTGCCCGTCGATCATCCGGCCACTGGGACTGCCAGGCAGGGAGGTAAGCAGCTCTCCCATAATGGCGCGCTCAGAAACTAACGCGCGTTCCATATATCCATCATCGGTGGGTGAAGCGTAAACCGCAGCTCCCCGCCATGGACGGGCATGGCAAGCAACGCGAAACTGCTGGGCGGGATCTTCTGAGCCGGGCCAGAGTGGTAGATCCAGCAGATGAATGACTGGCTTCATATCCGCCACAGGACCACCGGGTGGCAAGCGCGGCGTCTCGCCTTGATCGGCATATATAATGTTGGAGGCCAGCGCTGCGGCCTTCACCGTGCGCACATCACCATCCTCAAGGGCGGTCACAATATAGATACGCTCGCTACCCTCTCGATCAATCCGTATGCGATCACCAACATGAAGGGCGGCATGAGACCACGGCAGAGCAAAGCTCGCCGTTCGCCGCTCGGAATGACGACGTGCTAACCATCCTTCGGCCAAAGCCTGTGCCTGACCGGATTCCAGAACTCCTGAAAGACTTACACTTTCTGTTCCTCGACCTAAATCCCGCATGGCGCTGGCACCTACCACCTGAAAGTCACGCAACGGGTCGTGACAGTAAAACTCCACTTCTGCTGGTAAATCATTCTGATCGTCAAGCATGACGGTCAATGCGGCGCCCTCAGCAGGTTCGACCAGCGCGGTTTGCAAATCAAGCACTGCTGATGAGCGTGCAATGCTTTTAAACACAAAACGTCCCGACTGTTCATATCCGTTGACGCCAAAAATATCCAAAAGCGGCTCCAGCACTCCCCGTGCGCTTGCCGGTTCCGATATGACAAAGCCCGATAAATACCCGTCAACGCCAGAGACGTCTGCCTCCGGCAACCCAAAATCTGCAAGGATTGCAGCAATCAATTCATCCAAAGACACTCCATTGATGCGGCCATTTAGCCAATGCCCCAAACGCCAATTTGGCGCATCGCCCCATATTTCGCCCTTGAGCGGAAATTCCGGAAAAGGCCTTGTGTCCCACGACCACAGATAAATGCGATCTAGGTCCAACATAGGTCCACCATAGATGGGCGATATTGGATTGTTTTCTGGCCAGTAGTGAAAATGCGCACGCAAAAATCGGTCCATAGCGATGTCCGAGCGTGATCCGTTAGAAAAATATGGCGCTGCGTTCTCCGATGATTTTGAATCTGGAAAAACATTCGGCTGATTGGGGCCTTTATCGACCGCAGGACAACCCAACTCGGTAAACCAGAATGGTTTTGATTGAGGGACCCATGCGGTCGGCTGAGACGCCTCTTTGCCCCCAATCCGATTAAAATGTTGATTGCTCCACCAGGCTCGAATGTCTTTGAAACGATAGACCCAAGGCTTGCCTGCCATACCATCGGTTATTGGGGTGCGGATACGCTTGGCACGGTCCTCGCTGCTGGCATAATACCAATCAAAACCCTCACCGGCTTCGATATTAGCCATCAATCCATCAAGGTCGTAAGCCCCTTCAAATCCGTCTGGATTTCCGCCTTCAAGATCGCTATCGCGCCAATCAGCGAGCGGCATGTAATTATCTATGCCAATTGCATCAATTGCAGGGTGAGACCAAAACGGATCCAAATTGAAGAATAGATCGCCGGTGCCGTCTTCTGCTTGATAGCCAAAATATTCAGTCCAATCAGCACCATAGGTAATGCGGCAATTGGGGCCCAGTTTCGAGCGCATTTCTTCTGCCAAAGCGCAAAGATGCGTAACAAATGGGAAATTGGTGTGACTATCGCGAATGCGGGTTAACCCGCGCAATTCGGAGCCAATCAAAAAGGCATCCACACCTCCCGCTTGAACGGCCAGGTTGGCGCAATGATTCAGAAAACGTCGATAACCCCATGTTCCATTAACAAAAGCCTCTACCTCAGCGCCTGCGATCGCAGTTTTATCTGGCGAGCCGTTCATACCCGGCGCTGGATAACAAGTGATCCGACCACGCCAAGGATAGACCGGTTGGCTTGCACCACCATAGGGAGATGGCAGATTATTGCCGGCAGGTACATCCATCATGATGAAAGGATATAAGGTAACTTGCAGGCCTCGCGCCCGCGCGTCGCGGATAGCGTCTATGACACTTTCATCGGATGGCGTGCCGCCATAGGCCGCGCCTTCGCCACTTCGCGAGATCAAATGCGCCTGGGCGCGGGTGACGCGCTCCACTCTCCAAACTCTGCTTGACCTATGGTGCGAAGCGTCCGCGACGCCGGGGCGAATGAGACAGTTGCCAGCACGAAGATCATCGCCAAACCAAGGCAGCACAATGGCCACATGTTTCAGGTTCGGACACAGGGCTTGCAATTCATCCATCGCTGCGGCCCAATCGCTGCGACTGCGTATAGAATTACGATTGACCCATCGCTGGTAGCCCAATTGTGGCTGGTCACGAACAGGTTCAGGCGAAAGCCCGAATTCTGTAGAACCTGGAATTAACGCGACAGCGCGCAAATCTTTTGCAAGCTTACCAATAGGTCGCATCACCTCAAAGTGGAACTGTGGCAGCCGGTTGCCGTAGTTCTCCAGAGGGATACGTTCAAATACGACATAGGCAGTACCGCGATAGGCTGGGGCGTTACCCGTTCCTTGTTTAGCTTCGATCAACGGATCAGGTTGCTGATGCTCGGTGCCACGATAGATCCGCATATTTATTTCGGTCAAATCCAATTCCTGACCGTCTGCCCATATGCGGCGGATACCCGCAATTTCACCCTCAGCAACCGCATAGGCGGCATTGCCAAAATAGCTGTAACTGGTCACTTTTGGCCCACCTTTACCGCCTTGGCGCTCGGTGGTTTTGCTCTCTTCAAATCGTGTGGCCCAAATCAAAGTGCCCGAAAGCCGAGCGGTGCCATAAATAAAAGGCAGGTTTGCACCTTCTTCAGCGGTCACAAAACGGCCGCTTGTTAATCGCGCACCTTCCATATGTCGGGTGGAATTGATGATAGCGGTGTCCACTGCATAGCCGCCCATAGCCCCGAGCCCGGCGCCGATGGCGGCGCCCACAGGGCCAAAAATGCCGCCAACGGCGGCACCCACTGCTTGCAGAACTATTGTTGCCATTTTATAATTTCCGTTCGGGAAAAATGAAAATTCCTGCGATACGTTTCCGCCATTGCGGTACAAGCGCCGAAGTCATGACGCTGTGCCCTTCATAGGCATGGATGAAACGGTTCTCGTAGGTCATGATGCCAAGATGTTTGGCAGCGGTGTTTTCTCGCCAGCGAAACACCAAAAGATCGCCAGGTTGCGGATCGCTCATATCGCGTTTTATCAGATGGCGTTCTGCGGCTTCCAGCAAAGGATCATCTTTGGAAACCTCGCCCCAATCGGCCGCATATGGCATTATCCGTTCAGGTTCGCATCCATAAAGCGCCCGCCAGATGCCTCGTACCAAGCCTAGGCAATCGCAACTGACACCCCGGCGCGATGCCGCATGCCGGTAAGGCGTACCGATCCAGCGCTCTGCTTCTTCAATAACGCTTTGAGCCATCATAGAACGAGCGCGCCCCCGTCATATTCATTTGCACTGGTAACGTAAGCGAACGCGGCATCATTTCCCGGCAAGTGGGGAAAACCGCGGAAGTTAATTCCGTTGGAAAATTTTGCCTTGCAGGTGGTAAAGCTCTTGTCGCAGCCCGCGGTGATGTGGAACCTCTCCCCTCCCGATAACGGCAATATAGGCGGATCAATCAGTTGAAGCGTGGCGCCCGAATGGCTGACACAGTGGATTGTACGGCCTGCATTTGCGCCGCTCTGCCACGTTAATGTGCCGTTAGAAAACCAACCATCGGCAAATTGGCTCAGACCTACGACCTTAAGAGTTGTTCCCTCAAAGCGAGAAACTGTTCCATTTGCAAAATAGCGTGGGTCGCTGAGATTTATGCCGCAGCGTCCATCGCCAAGTGCTGCGGAGCAATTGCGTTGGATGCGACGGCCTTTTACAGCATCGAATGCAGCGGCAACGCCTTTCAGTTCCATAACGAAACGATTTCCCGCGCGGGTGATCTTGCCCGCCGTCCACCGGCGTAAAACCACATGTTGTTCCGGCTTCTGCCAATTTGCGAGATAGGCTTCGATTACAGCATCGTCAAATCGGCCAAGTTCAATATCCGCATCGCTGATTTTACTGGAAGACAAGATACCTTCCACCTCTCCGCCAGCGACCGATAGCCCAAGCTGGGTGCTGGCTTCAGAACTATTCAGACCGCTGAGTGGCTCGCAAGAAACTCCGTCAATAATCAGCGTGCGATCGTGATCTGTGAACCCAAGAACGATTTGATCAGAACGTCTTATAATCCAAGCAAAGCAATGGGTTGTCACTTCCCCTTGCAGATGTGATTCAAGCTCTGGCGGAATGGGGATCATGCTTTCACCTCAAGGATGGGAATAGACGGAATTTCACCAGCTTGAAACGAAGCAATGCTGGCCAGAAGCCGGTCGGTATCAAACCGCACGGCCACGTCGAATAAAAACCCTGCCGTCACAATCGCACCTTTTGCGGGTACGTAATCCGTTTCAAAAGTCACCACACCGCTCAACGGATCCAGCGTGAATGCCTCCCCCTGTCCGACTGCCGCTCCGTCTATCGCGATCAACACGGTATCAGCCACGGGACATGTGATCGGGCGGATATAGTCCTCATAGTGTTTTACGAGCTGAAATTTTCTACTTACACCATCGCCAGTACCGATCTTCTGATCACGTGATGTCGGAGGCGTGTTTCCTGCTGCCGAGGAAAAATCAAAAGGATCGCGGAAGCGGAAACCATAGAGCGAACCGCGACGTGCCTCGAAGAAAGCCAGCACGGTTCTCAGATCATTGAGCGAGCGTAGCCCGGTTCCGGCATCAAAGTGCCGACGCGAATGTGCCCAACGGGCGTTGCGCTTTTCGTGGCCCGAAGTGAGAGTGACAATCTCATTCCGCCATTCCGGACCGCCGGTTGCACCAAAAGAAACGCCCAGTGGGAAACGAACATCGTGGAATGCTTCGTTCATAAGTTACAATCTCCTGGCACCGCGACGCACCGCACCGGCTAGCATCGCTGAAAGTTGCGCTTCCGATTTTTTGAAAGAGGAAGCATCGGGTGTCGACATGTGAAAAACGACTTGTACCGGCTTTCCGCCGCCCCCGCTCGCCACCCCCAGCCGTCCGTCTGCTCCGCGCGCCAGCGGTAAGATTGCTTCCGCTCCAGCTTCACCCGTGAGACCCAGAGAACCATTCCCCATTCCGAAATAGGTTGGACTTGAGACAACGCCGCCTTTTGCAAAGGGCATCACGCCGCGGATGCCGGCAAACACGCCTGACATAAGCGAGGAACTGAGGTTCTGAAGCGGCTGCAGCCCTGCTGATAATGCCGAGCTTGCCAGGCTACTGGCCAATCCTCGCAATACGTCTTCGAGACTTTTGCCAGTAGTAATTGCACCTTTCAGCGCTGTATTGAGACTCGTACCAAAACTCGACGAACGCTTTTCCAGGTCAGTCAAGGCACGGTCGAAGGCACTCATATCCGCCTCGACTGAAACGGTTAGTGTTTCATCTTTCATCTGAATTACCTGTCGGGATAAATGTGCATCAGCGCATCAAGCGCGGCCCGCGACGGGGCTGATTGCAAACGGCGCGATGGACCGAGCGCCGCAGCAAATTCACGTGGGGTCATTGCCCAGAAGTTTTTAGGAGATAGCCGCAGCAAACCAAGCCCCGCCCGCATCACTTCATCCCAAGGAAAGGGCGAAGCGCTTGTTTCGCTGAAAGGCGAAGAAGTTGATTCAACTGCGGCAATTAAGGGTTTGGAGCGGAATGGCTTTCTTTCGTTTCGGCACCGCCGAAAGTTGCTGTCAATAGTTCTGAAACCATGCGCGCATAACCGGTTGCACCGCCATCGGCGCGCATGTCGGCTACATCATCATCGCTCACATTATGTCCACCGCCACGAAGCCCCGCGCAAATAATACGCTGCATGTCGCGAGCGGAAAGCCTGCCCGAAGAAAAGCGAGCAATCAGATCAGACAAATTGTCAGCCTCAAATGCCGCCTCCAGTTCAGCCAACGCGCCGAGGGTCAAACAGAGGGTCCAATCCCGGCCATCAAGCCTTGCCGCCACCTCTCCCCTATGACGGTTGACCATCATATGGCTTCTCCGAAGCTAATTGGACCGGCTGATTCAATTGCTATTTCGAAAGTCATTTCCGCATCATGATTGCCGCCATATTCGAGCGCGACAATCTGAAATGCGCCGGTGATAGTTCCAAAATCGGGCAATATAATTTGCCAATTTTGGATTTCACCGGCAAAGAACGCAGAGCGGACCAAAGCGTCTGACGCTGCATCTTTGAAAATGCCCGACCCACTGACCGAGGCACGCTGTACCCCGCTTCCAGCCAATAATTGCCGCCAGCGGCCTGTGGCATCCGCGTCGGTTACATCCACCGTTTCTGCATTGAAGGCGATGCGCTTGGTGCGTAGGCCAGCACAGGTCACGAATTGATCATCCGCGTTTGCAATTTTGAGCAAGATATCCTTGCCCCGTTGAGCTGCCATACTGAATTCCTTATTAATTTTGGGGTTCGGTCACCACGCGATAACGCATGGTACCCAGATAGCTGCCGAGTCCGTCGGTGTTACGGGCCAAAACTTCCGTGAGCATGAAATTTATCAGACGATGACCTTCTAGAATGATCGGCGCCTCATCAAGCCGCGTCGCAATGCGGCCCGCTATATCGAGGACTAATTTTCGACCCGCTGTTCGGGCCCATATTTGAATGTTAAGGAAATGCTCCCCGCCCACTTCGCTGGCGGTGTTCCATTCCCGGCTCAGCGTTTCGCCGAAGGTGATGTAAGGAAACGCTGCCTTCGGCGGAACTTGATCATAAATCCGCTCACCGCCAAGAGTTTCAATAAGTTCCGTGTCACTTTTAAGAGTCTCATAAAGTGCTTTCTGTAATGCTGCCGCCCCGTTCATTGTGTTCCCCGCGAGTTTTGACAGTGTCTAAGTTGCTCGGTTTCAATCCAATCGAAATGTTCTCGCGCACGCTCAGCTCTTTGAAACGCAAAGCCCGCACCAGACCATCAAAGGTTAATTTCATTGTGATGTTCACTGCCCACCTTCCACTGCTAAACAGATCAGATATCGGCCCGTTTCATCGGGGTCATGAGCTGAGAGCAGAGAGAAAATCCGGCGCCCCTTCCGCAACCGCTTATCCGTAGAAATATCGTCACGAAAGCGCACCAATATACGGTGGGTTATTTGAGGGCGGGGTCTTGTGCCAAAGTCGCGCTGTGCGGTACTGACAGGCTCTATACGCCCCCAGATCGTTGTGTCTTCCACCCAGTTTTCCGTATAGCCGCCCATCCCGTCGGGAAGCCGATGCAAGGCTTCCAGAATCAGCTCTGAGGTGAGTTTTCCAGGGTCAATAAACAAAATATTGTTCATATGGACACCCGACGCCAACTGTCGACCATGCGGTCAATCAGCGGTGGGAATGTCGTTGAAGCGCCCGGTATAGGAGCGACTGCCCGCGTCTCGAAGAGATGGGCGGTAAGCGAAAGAACCGCATGTTTTAATGTATCGGGCATTTCTGCGCCTGATTCACCAAAACCCGCTTCAAAATCGATTTCAAGTCCGATAACCGAGCGCGCATCTTGATATTGCGGCATATATACACGTTGCGGTCGGCGTCCATGTTGAAGCAGGAAATCCTCCGGCTGAAAATTGACTGCCGTGCCGTCCGGCATATAGGCCACCACCGAAACTATGGATTTTACCGGATATTTAAATAAAGCTACCCGACCCGAGCGCGGCCAGCGATCGACCCGCAAACGCCACGTTTGATCAATGAATGCGAGGCCAGTTTCTGCCTCTACCAACTCGCGTGCGGTTTTTAACAGCCGGCCCAAGATCTCGTCTTCACTATCGGTGGAGATTTTCAAAAATGCGCGCGCATCTGCAATCGTCACCGGTTCGAGTGCCGGCGGCGTGACAAGAAACATTGCCATTGGATTCCCCTATAATAACTTCAAATCAGACAGTTATGAATTTGTCCCCACAAAGAGATTCAACGCCAATCTCAATATAATCTAGCTGCTAAGTTCAGCAGGGGGACTATGAAAATACCTGAGGTTATTGACAGCTACACCGCTGTCATTTTGATCAGGCCGAGAACTTCAGCAGCTTAATGGCATCAAAATCTTGTACGCCGCCACCGACACGCTTGGTCGTGTAGAACAACACATAGGGTTTAGCGGAATACGGATCCCGCAATACGCGGATGCCAATGCGGTCTACGACCAGATAGCCGCGTTCAAAATCACCGAAAGCGATCGGCGTCGCATCGGCACCGATATCCGGCATGTGTTCGGCTTCAACTAAGCCAAACCCCATCAATGATGCTTTCTCCCCAATCGTCGCCGGCGGTTGCCACAGATAATTGCCATCACTATCTTTCAACTTACGCAACACGCTTTGCGTGGTGCGATTCATGACGAAATTGGCTTTCTGGCGATAGCCCGCTTTCAGCGTATAAATGAGCTCGATTAGCTTATCAGCCGGATCAACTTCGGGCAGTGCACCTTCAATTCCGGTGGCAATATGGCCGAGTTTCCCCCATGCCCAGGAGCTCTCTGCAACCGAATCATAGGTTAGAAAACCGGTTGGCTGATTGACGCCGCTACCCGTGACGAAAGCGGCGCTTTCCTGTTCAGCGAAAGCTGCTTCAACTTCTTCGGCAATCCACTGTTCGACATCAATGGCCGCATCATCGAGCAGGGAAGAAGTTGCCGCAGGCATGGCGTAGAGTTCCATGGTCGGGAATTGCAGCTCAGCCAGTTTTGCGGTTGCCGTTTCAGGACGGACAGCGGTTTCACCAACCCATCCGACATTTGGGCCGCTGATTGAAAATGGTTTTTTCAGCACCGCGCTGGATACTTGGCGAACGCTGGCAATGGCACGGATCGGCGAAATCACGCTTAGTCTGCGACCGATTTCCGCCTCCAATTCTGCCGGCACCAGATAGCCACCATCAGGGCCATTTCCGTAGGAATGGGATTTCTGTTCGACACCGCGCAATGATTGTTCGTCACCTGAGCGTACATATCCGTCAAATGCTCGCTTGTGCTCAATATTGACGACAGCGCCCGATCCACCCAGTGCTGGACGGGACTGTTTTAGCACATATTGGTCGAGCGCTTGTTTTTGTTCATCCAGCGCGTGGTTGATACGCTCCACCTTTTCGCGCAGCAACACATCCACATCGGCATTTTTTTCAACTTTTTTCAGCCGTTCGTCATTGGCTTCTCGGAAACTGGAAAATGCCGACATGAAATCGTCAAATGCTGCGGCGATATCACCATTATTGACTGAATTGGTGTCGAGCGCCTTCGTTTCCACGCTCTTGGTTTCGAGCTGGATTGCATGATTGTTCTGCATATTGATCCTATTATTTTATGTTTGCGATCATCAGTTTTGAAGCTTCCCGCATACGCTGTGCTAGGTTTGCTTCATCGTACCCGACGGCATCCCGCCCATCGTGGCCTTGAAGTGCTGCTAAAGCCGCATAGCCTTTGGCAATGACGGTTCGTGCAGCACTTCGGCTCAGCCCCGCATCCCGCGTGAGCCAATGTTCAAATTGTCTGATTGTGGGCAATCGGCCCTTGACGGTATTCACCCGCGCTTGCGGCAGCATGGGAAAAGTAACAACCGATATTTCCCATAGATCCGCCTCCAAGATATGGCGTAACCCGGTTCGGGCATCTTTGCGCGCTTTAATAGTGCGAAAGCCAATGGAAAGCCCATCAAGTCCACCAGCGCGCATGAGCTCCAGAGCCTCCCGCGCACGGGCAACGCCTTTGGCGAGCCTGCCTTCGACATAAAGCCCGCGCGAATCCTCACGAATATCTGTCCAGACACCTATGGGTTCGGCCGCGTCATGCTGCCAAAGCATCCTTACACCGGATGGTTTGCGTTTTTGCAACGAACGCGTGAATGCACCGCGTTCAATGACATCGTTACCCAGATCCGCAAGGCCAAAAACACTGGCGTAGCCACCAAAGCTTCCATCGATTTGCACTTCATCGAGCGCGAGCGATGCCCGTTTGGTTTCGATTTTGAAATTAACCCCTGCCATTCCTGCTTCTTTCTTCTGGCAAAATTTCGGCCTCCGCTAAAATCCCAGGCAAAGCTGCATTTTTTGCTCGGTCGGCAAAACGCTTGAGTATCCCAAGCGCCGACCAAGCTGCGAGGCTAGCTGCTGCCGATCCCATCAGCATGAGCTCGGCCCGGCCCAGCGTATGATCGAGCGACAAGAATTCAGCAATTTTAACTCCTGCCGCTCCACCAAAGATCAAGCCACAAATCAGACCCACAGCGAAGCGGATCGCAGCCTCACGTTTGCCGCGTGGCAACACATAGGCTAGCGAAACAGCAGAGCCTGCAACCGCCCCAACGATTTTCGAGAACCACAACCACGTAGCTTCAGATGCCAATACTGTTTCACTCCAGCTATTCATGGCGTCCTCTTCACTCGCGCGGCTGATAGCCCACCGCCTCACGTTTTTCGTCATCTGTTAAGAATGTGGCTTCGGCTACGCGGCGCCACAGGGCTTCGCGTTCCAATGACAGGCCTTCAATCCGGTCAATGTCATGCTCCAGCCGCAAATCGCGTCCAAAAAGCGGGCCTAACCAGCACTCCAAAGCTTTCGCGGTACGGTCAATCAGCGGTAAGATCGTCAGTCGATAGAAAGCACGGTTGGCTTCGGCATAATTGGCGTAAGTGTTGTCGCCAGGAATGCCTAGCAGCATCGGCGGGACACCAAATGCCAGCGCAATATCGCGCGCTGCGCTGTTTTTAGCTTCGATGAAATCCATGTCCTGAGGGCTGTAGCCCATGGCTTTCCAATCAAGCCCGCCCTCTAAAAGCAATGGCCGACCTGCACCAGAAGCACCGGTATAGCCTTCTTCAAGTTCAGATTTAAGCCGCTCGAACTGCTCTTCCGTCAGGTTGCCTCCATCTTTTGGTGCATAGACTAATGCGCCGGAAGGCCGGGCGGAATTATCGAGCAGCGCTTTGTTCCAAGCGCTGGCGGCATTATGAATGTCCAAAGCCATCAATGCGGCTTCAAGCGGTGGAAAGCCATAATGATCATCAAGCGGGTGGAATAGTTTCAAGTGCAATCCGGTTGGAGCGTGGCCCGCAAGCATCACCGTTCGTTTGATGGAACCGGACCGATATATAAGAGAAACGGGCCAACCGTCGCTGGCTGTTTCCAGCGTCACGCGTTCGGGTCGCAAAAGATGCAGCTCGAACTGGCCGCTGGGCAGATCGACCCGCTCAACATAAGCATTGCCTGAGATTAGCAAGTGGCCATAAAGGCGCTGGAAAAAACTATGCCCATCCACTCCCGCTTGTGGGCGGGCGATTAATTCCAAAAGCGGGTGGATTTCATGTTCCATCGCGCCTTCATATAAAAGCCATGGCACATTGCTTGCAGCTTCCGCGATAAGTCGAACGCAGCGATGGGCCACCGGATTGCGCATGAAGCCTTCACGCGCAAGGGTTGCATAATCACGTCCGATCCAGGACGCGTTGTGTTCCATATGCAGCGCTACAAAACCGCTCGCCATTTTGGTCTGTCGACCTGCCACGCCACGCAGGCCATCATTCGCAGCGCTTTTGCGCCACGGCCATTTCCACGCCATATGTTGGCTCTCCGATGTAGATTATGTTTATCCGAAACGACGAATACGTGGTTTTCGCTCAGTGCCGTTCATCAGTTCACTCAGTGCCCAAACCAGTGCATCAACTCTATCCGGCGACCGGCCGCTCGATAGGCCATCGGGCGCGAAATCGCACATTTCATCCTCAAGCGCTGGGAAACGACCGACGTGACGAATACGCCCTTGCTCATATAAGGCCGCAACCGGCTCAGCGCGCAAAAATTTTCCGCGAGAAGCACGGCGCATCAAAACGGGAACCGAAGCATCTTCGGCCGAAAGCACGGCTGCTACCATTTCACCACCCTGATTGACTTCCGCCAAAATCGCATCCGCTTCATAATCATGATAAAGCGCTACGGCTCGGCGTGCCCATTGATGAGGCTTTGCCATTTCCATGGTTTCATCGGCCAGAACATGCCCAAAACCGTTTTCATCGATACCTGCCACGACAATGCCGCAGGCATCGGATGATTTGCCAGAAGATGCAGGCGGATCAACCGCAACCAATATGCGGCTCAAAGGAGGAGCTGCTGGTACGAAACATTTTTCGATCGCTTCACGCGACCATAATGCCCCGGCGCGTTCCTCAATGAATTCTCCGTCAAGCTCCTGGCGTCCTAATCTCGTTCCGGCATATCGCTGGTTAATCGCTTCGATGAAACCATCCGCCAGATGGGCGGCGTTTTCTGAGGTGCGCATGTGCGTCATGGCGGTTGAATGATCGCTCATCAGAGCTTTCAACAATGGCACCGAACGCGGCGTGGTTGTGACAACTTGTCGTGGACGTTCGCCAAGGCGCAGGCCGAATTGCAGCATGTCCCAGGTTTCTTGCGGGTGTTTCCACTTCGCTAATTCATCGCACCATGCAGCATCGAATTGCGGACCACGCAGGCTGTCGGGATCTTCTGACGAAAAAAGCGATGCTACTGCACCGCTATTCCATAAAAGCCTCCGCCTTGTCGCTTCATAGCGGGGGCGTTCCAAACGTGAGACAGAGAGGATGCCGGATGGTCCATCCACCATCACCTCGCGTGCATCAGCAAATGTTTCACCGACCAGTGCGATATGTCCACTTGATCGGCTTGCAAAAGGTAACAGCCCCTGCGCCATGCCCGAAACCCATTCAGCACCCGCTCTTGTTTTTCCGGAACCCCTGCCGCCCAATATAAGCCAGACACGCCAATCGCCGATCGGGGGCAGTTGCGCGTCACGCGCTTTGATCAGCCATTCGTTCTCCGCCGCTAATATTTGCCTTTGCTTCAA